TGTATATCTGCACCTATTGATACTAAATATTTAATTACGTCTAGATGACCATTTAATGCACTCCATCTTAATACTTGATTATTATCTGCATGAATATTTGCACCTGCTGCTACTAAATATTTGACTACTTCTAGATGACCATTATATGCACTGTATTTTAATGCTCCATCATTTTCTGCATGGATATTTGCACCTGCTGATACTAAATATTTAACTACTTCTAGATGACCATATTCTGCACTCAATCTTAGTGCAACCTCATTTACTGCATGGATATCAGCACCTACTAATACTAAATATTTGACTATTTCTAGATGACCATTTCTTGCACTCTGGGTTAGTGCTCCATCATATTCTTCATGTATATCAGCACCTACTGATACTAAATATTTAACTATTTCTAGATGACCATTTTCAGCACTCAATCTTAATGCATAATCATTTCTTATATGGATATTTGCACCTACTGATACTAAATATTTAACTATTTCTAGATGACCATTTTCAGCACTCGATCTTAATGCATAATCATGTCTTATATGGATATTTGCACCTACTGATACTAAATATTTAATTATTTCGAAATAACCATAAAATGCACACCATATTAATCCATCATTAATATCTGCGTGGATATCTGCACCAACTGATACTAAATATTTGATTCCATTTAAATCGCATTTCTCACATAAATTCACTAATTTTTTCCCATTATATCTCCTATAATTTATTTCATTTTCTGATAATATATTAAATGCACTATTAGATAGAAGTAAATTATAATAATCCTTATTCGGTAACCATTTTATTATTTCATAATGAATTATTTCTGTTGGTAGATTTAACATATTGATATAAAAGAATGAGGTCATTTATTTATTTTATTTCAATTTTTTATAGGATTCGCCCATTGATAATTATTCATCGCTTGATGAATAATGTGTTTTCTTTTTAATTAGTTTAACTTTTCCAACTAATCCTTCCGCAACTGCATTAGTTGATCCTGATGAAAAATACAATTGTTTATGTAGAGCAACTAATTCCCATAATCCATCCAGTTTTATCGTTTGATTATATTTATTCCTTAGTCTTCCTGTATGATGTCCATGTCGATCATATACATTTATTACACCATCTCCATTATTTCCAATTAATAGATGATCATCATATCCAAATTTTTCGGGAGATTTAATTAAACCCCAAGGCGAATTCAAGGATCCTCCGCTAATTAATCTCCTGATAAATACACCTTCTAGATTAAATACACTTACATAACCATTCCCCGATCCTGGTTGATCATCCTTGTTTGCAGGCGATAGTTGTAAAGCATATAATACATATAGATGATTGTTTAAATATACAATATTGAATGGTGCAAAACCAGATGGTAATGGATTAGATGTATCGTTATCGACGAATGGAAAGGTTGTTACTGGATTCCAATTATAATCAAAAACAGCTATTTTGTTATTGAAAAAATCAGTAACATATAAATAATTTCCCACTTGAACTAATCCTTTATACACACTTCCTGTCAATGAATTATCTATCTTTCTGATAGTATTGTTTGGATCTACTAATGGACTATAACCATCAATTGTACCATTTTCAGTGCATAAAATAACATAGCTACTAGCAGTGTTGTTAGTATTACTTATAACGAATCCACCATTCCTATTAAAAGTTAAACCTGATGGACTAGGAATGATTGTTGCAACTGGCGGAATTGTTATATAGATTGGAGGCAGTTTTTCTCCCCTGGCATTATAATGTGTGATAACCCCTGATCCATTATCAGCAACCCATAAATTATCTGAACCATCAATTAACATTCCCCATGGATTAACTAAAAGTGGATCTTGATTATCAGCTTGTGATGGCAAATTTGAAATTAAGTTTTCAACTTTGTATTTGGTTCCCATTTTATTTATATATATAGGGTGATAAAATAAAACTATAGTATTTTAATGTGTTTTAACGGGTTTCAATGTATTTTTGAATGTTGTATTATACCATTTTTTATAAATATTTCATAGTTTTTACATAAGCTACATAACCAAGACGAAATAGCAATATGTTTTTTCCAACAACATTTAGTAAATATTTCATCATCGAACATTCTGATATTAATATTTTCGTTTTCATATAACCATTTTGCGGTTGAAAATGAATTATTGATACAGCTCCATTTAAAAGTATTATCAATAATATTTTTATTTAAATTTCCAAAAGTATATAGCCATTTTGCCATAGATAAATGGTTATTAATACATGCCATTCTGAAAGCAATACAATCATCTATAAATATATCAGCTCCTAAACTGTGTAACCATTTAGCTAATTCTAAATGACCGTTTTCTGCAGCTTTCACAAATGCATATTCATTCAAAGCATGAATATTAGGTATCCTATTTTCACATAGCCATTTTGCTACTTCTAATTTCCCCATTTCACATGCATATCTAAATGGCCCCTCATAAAAACAATTAACATTTACTTTACCAGAATTTAATAATAATTTAGCTATATCAAAATTGCCAATTTTACAAATATAATTAAATGAATAGTCTATTTCCGGACAAATTGATTTTGAATATTTTATTACTTTTTGTATTTTACTTATTTCATTATTGATACATAGGGTAACTAGTGGTTCAGGTGGAATTTCTATATCATCAATAACAATATTATTGATGGCATTGATTTTAACTGGAAACATGAAATTTTTAATTTTATTATATATTATTCCTCTTAAAGAGGAGAACATTGATTTGATTCCCTTCACAGAAAGGAATGATGTGTTTATGCCTTTCAAAGAAAGGGGTTTCGATGTAATTTCCATTATATAACTCCATTTGTTAAATCAATACATTTAAATGAAATTATTTCAATATTTTAGTGAATATCCTACTTACCTCTCTTTCTAATATCGCAATTTTGTGGTATTGGGGCAATCCAAATTGCTTGCAAAATGCAGTCCACGGTAACGCTACTGCCAGCAGGATTTTGACTGGTGTTAATTGGTGTAATGAATGATGTATGGTTAACTACTGTTACTACATCTCCTTTCTTTAAAACTACGTGTTGTTTTATGGTTACTTCAGATGCACCAGTATTAGTACCTCCTGTAGTTGTTGCATCTGCTACTCCATTCACAAAAATAGTAAATTGGGCAGGTTGATCAGTCTCAACATTTAGAGTGATACGGTATAAACCAGATTTCAAGATCTTAACTTTATCAGTACCAGTGACATGTGCTTGATGGTATAATGTGGTATTTAATTGTAATACAATTGAGTCTTCTTGGTTAAGGAAAACTTGATTGGTATTATAGTAATCACCATATCCATGAGAACCATCTGCAGCTAGCCATTTCTTCTTTAATAAGAAAGTCTTATATTGTTCATATAATTTATCTTTGCCACGGGGGAGTTCGTCATAACCCCATTTATCTTTGCACCAATCTTCTGGTTTATTGTATCCAGGGTATGTTTTAACAATTTCACCCTCGCATAAATCACTTATTAAAGGACCAATACGATTAACCAATAATATTGCACTCAATGATGGTTGATTACCACCAGAATTTGGAGCCAATGTTACTGCTCCAATTGCAGAAGTCCAATTTCGAATAGATAATACATCACCAGCATTGAATGCTAAAATTTGACGCAAGTAAAGAATACCAGCACCCTTGTCTATACCAGTAGTTGTAGTTAAATTAACTGCTCCATTGGTAAAAAGACTAAATTGCGACGCTGTTGATGCATCTATTATTGATTCTATTAGATAGGAACCGCTTTGAGTTAATGTAACATCGCCTGTCCCAAGGACATGAGTCATTCCTTCAACATATCGATCATATTCAAATGTTATCGAATCACCAACTGCAATAGTTTGAGCAAGTGAAGTCCAAAATGTACCATGTGCATATTGATCATTGAGAACTAATGATCTATCACAACTCATTTTTTCTAGTATTTCTCTGAATAGATGATGACGTTTCTTAGGATACTTCAATAAACACTTCGCCTTTTGGCATGGTAATGGAGAAATTTTGGTTAATAATATTTCAGCATTAGTTCCTATTAATGTACCTCCCGATTGTTGTTGAATATCAACTGGTCCAAGAGATGAATAATTTCTGACGTTAATTTTATCATCAGCCTTTAATTCCAATAAAGTTCGAATAATCAATTGACCTGCACCTGAATTTTTACCAACTGATGTCTTATCAACAAGTTTATCATTCACGAATATCGAAAATTGACCCGCCTCATTAGTATTTAATGCTAATACTACCGCAAAAACACCGTCTTTACGAACATAGATATCTGGACTACCTAGAACGTGATCAATGTTCAATAAATTCTGATTGAATTGCCAAAGAATTGGATCAGCAAGTGCAACAGTTTGAAATTCTGAACTATAAATAGATCCATATGCATCACTGCCGTATGGCATCATACCCTTGTCGTGAATTAATCGATCTTTGAGATATCTATATAAATCATCTCTATTTTCTTTTGGTTCCCACGAAGAAGAACGTGATTCCGAATCGCTTCCGTAGCTATCTGACTTACTCATTATGTATATAATATATACAAATATATTATTTTTATGGAAATTAACGAATTTTAATGGTTTCTATAGTATTTTTTAATTAATTGCCTTTAGACAGCCGGTTCCCAAATTTGCCAAAAAATATCTCTAACGTCTGTATCACTTGTAGAATTAATAATAAATCCAACCGATGGAATTAATGATATACTCAAAAATCCTGGCGTTCCAGCAGAGTTTTGTGGGGTCAATGAAATTCTAGAATTTTGTGTAATCAAATTATTATTTACTATTATGGTACCAGCTATTAATGTATTTACTCCTTGCATACCATTAATCCCCTCCATAATCATGATCCTTTGACCCGAAGATGTTTGTGACCAATTTCCATTATTTGTAACAACCAATTTACTTGATCTAGTTCCTGTAGTATCCGTCAAATATAATTCCCAATTTGATGCTATGGATGTATCAGTAACTCCATTCTCCGGAACTATAAACTGAGAATAACCAGCCATCGATATCGTATTGTTATCCCCCGCAACTCCTACCGCTGTATCTCTAAATAATATATCTCCGCTAATAACTGATAATGTAGAAGAAATATCATCTCCTCTCGATTTAAATCCTATAAAGCCAGGGATTCCTGTGCTTCCATATTGATTTGCTCTGAAATTGGCTCCATTTGAAATAATAGATGCGAGTTGAACCCCTGCCGTTGAATTATGTAATGTATTATTAGATCCTATAATTAATTGTCCATTGGAATTAAGTGTACCAATTAATGTAACATCATTATCTGGTATATTTATTGTTCTATTAATGGTTTGATTAGTGGTCAAAGTCGTTGTTGTATCAGAAATTCCTTTTATATCAAAATCTAAGCTAGAATTCGAGGAGTTAGTTATTTTTAAATTAGGTACTGGATAGGATGCAGCTGGTGCTATAGAAGTAATTCTTCCTTGTTGATCAACCGTTATTATAGGATTTTCATATGTACCCGGAGTAACCGACGTATCGGATAATGAAATGGTTCCTTCATTAATTCCACCTATCAATCCAATACCAGCATCTAATTTAATAGTTGATTCAGTGATACTGTTGATATTGCCATTTTCATTCACATTGATTGTTGCATTCTTAAATACACCAACTGGTAGTTTAGGGAGAGGGATTTCAGATATGGAGTTTATTTTACCATTTTCGTCGATATTTATTACGGGATTTTTGTATGTACCAGACGGTAGTACGGGGCCAGATGGTAGTTTGGGGGCTGACATAATCTTTGATATTTTTCCTTTTTCATCGACAATTATTGTGGGATTTTTGTATTCACCTGTATCGAATTTATTTGCAGTTAAATCGGTAATTTTGTTACTTATTACATTATATGATTGTTGAATTCCTTTCGCTACTTTATGAATATTTGTCATTATATATTTTATATATGATATTTTCTTTAGGGTTTTAAAGGAAAATATCATAGTTTATCGAATTTAAACATATTTATTTTTTAATTATATTTTTATGTGATTTTAATACCAATATTTCCATTAAATCATCATTTGTTTCAGTTTCCACTTTATTTATTAACGTAATTTTTCCTTTCGAATATTTTTCAATTAATTCTTCCATCAATTCAAATCCATATTTACATAATGATGATTTGTCTACTATAACTAATTCCTTTAATTTACCTTCAATAATATAATGAAATAGTTTCCTTAAACCTAGTCTATTGAAATCTATAGATGTACCATAGTCTTTAATTAATTCATAATCAGGATAATTTGTTATCATATAATTAACCTGGGAATCTAATTCCTTTTTTTTATCAGGGGATGATACTCTGCAATAACATACTTTTTTATCAGTTTCAAGTATTTGAGATGTATCTGTATCTGGAACAGTTTCTTCAACCATAGTATTATTAATGGGTTTTTTATTTTTTTTTAAAAATCCTTCAACATCATATAGTCGTTTCCCACCGTTTACTCTTATGGCGTCTATCATACCTTTCTTTTCCCATGTATGCAAAGTTGTATAATGAACCCCCAATAATTTAACAGCCTCTTTGTTACTAACATATTTGGTTTGTTCCATCTAATACTATAAATTTAATATTTGTTTATATATTTTTATTCGTTCAAAAACCGCATCTTTAAATATATAGTCAATGGAAATATTCTAGTTTTATTCATTATTTCAACAGTTTTTATCAGTTTTTTATGTATAGTTAATATATATAATGAAAGAAAAAAAAGAGTTCATCACTGAATACAGCAACGAGAAAGAAAAGAAACATCATCATAATGATGAAAAACATCATGAGAATACTGAAAATCTCGATGAATTTAAGAAAATATTTAAACATAATGCTGACAATAAAAAATATGAAGACGAAATATTACTAGCATTTATCAAGGATACTGTCAGAGAAAGTATTAAACATATCAAACGAGGACCACCTGGCAGAGATGGGGAATGTGGCAAAAGGGGACGTCCTGGAAAAGACGGAAAAGATGGGGAATGTGGAAAACGAGGGCCTCGTGGAAGAGACGGAAAAGACGGGGAATGTGGCAAAAGGGGGCGTCCTGGAAAAGACGGAAAAGATGGGGAATGTGGCAAAAGGGGACGTCCTGGAAAAGACGGTGAATGTGGAAAACGAGGGCGTCCTGGAAGAGATGGAGAATGTGGAAAACGAGGGCCTCCTGGTAAAGACGGTTGTAGAGGGCCAATTGGTAGACCTGGTCCAAGAGGAAGACCTGGGAGGAACGGATGCAATGGAAAAGACGGGCGCAAGGGTACTCCTTGTAAATTATGTAGAATAAAATGGATAGAATGGCAAAATTATTGTGACAAAAAAGATGAATTTTGTCCACCAGTTCCACCAACGCCTTTGCCAGTAGTTCCTCCTTCAGTAACTCCAGTAGTGACTCCAGTAGTTACTCCGGTAGTTACTCCGGTAATTACCCCAGTAGTTACGCCCGCAGTAGTTACCCCGGTAGTTACCCCAGTAGTTACCCCAGTAGTTACCCCAGTGGTAACAACGACTCCAGTTTCATTACCTGCCCCCAAAGTCAATGAGATTGTAACTATGTAAATAATATATTATAAAAAACCTTTAGTTTTTATTATATTTTAATAGTTTGTTGCGGATTTTATAGTTTTTTTTTCTTTAGTAATAATATATATAATGGACAAGGGAAACAAAAAGCAATTGAAATACCGTAAAACGGTAATCAAGGAGGAAGAAGTAGAAAACTCCAGCAGCTCTGACAGTGACCGCCGCGATAACCGCAATAATAACAATAACAATAATAATAAACGTGATAGACGTGGTGATAGTGATAGCTGTTCATCTGATTCTGATCGAAACCGCGGTGATAATAAGAGGAAAAATAA